GGTCGCAGTGCGGATTCAGCACCGGCTCGGCCGTCTCATCCCGCAGGATCGCCCGCGCCACCGCCTCCGCCCAATCCCGCCACGCCGCGATATCGGCCTCGGAGAACACCACCTCGACGTCCCGGAACTTGACCAGGTCCAGGTGCATCACGACCCGCGGTGACGGCATCCCGATCGACCGGGCCCACTCGGCGGCCACGTAATGCTGCGTCTTCAACTGCACGTCACCGCGGACCTCGGCCGTGGTCGCCGGCCGCCGGTTCGTCTTGAAGTCCGTGCAATGCAGCACGTTCGGGTAGTCGGTGTCGGCGGCGATGTGGTCCAGGATCGCCCGGATCCGGACCGGCCCGAACTCCTCATCCACATACAGCTCGGCGTCCAGCTCCATCTCGGTGCCGAGGGTGCCGAACCGGTCCGACGGTGACGCGCCCCGCTCCAGGTAGGCCTCGATATCGGCCTTGGCCTCGGCGAACCCTTCCGGGGTGACACCGTGCGGCAAGGCCTCAACCAGCGCCGCGTCCGGGGTGAGGCCTTGCTCCTCCATCAGGTGCAGCGCCTTGTGCACGTACCGGCCGTGGTCCAGCTCGTAGGACGACTGCTCCGGCACCCGTCGTTCGACGTAGCGGGCCTTGTACTGCCGTGGGCAGCCCTGCGGCAGCTCCTGCTCGGACAGGGTGAACCCGCCCGCGCCGTACGCTCTGAGCTGGGTCGGTGACAGGGTGGGGAACCCGGACGGTCCGACAGGTATCTTCATCGGTTCGCCGCCGCGCGGCCGGTCGCGTCCCAATCCTTCGGCCGTCGCGAAGTCTCGCACGGCATCTTGTCCTCCCGGCCCACGTCGCCAGCATCAACACAGCGGCCGGGATGGCCCAGCGCCCGGAAGCAAGCGTGCCCGAACATGTGGCCGCACCCGCCCCAACCCCAAAGACAGCGAGGGTCATCAGCTAGCCGATAGCCGTTAGGCTGCGGGTCGTAATCGGCCGCTCGCTCGTCTAGCCTCCGCTGCTCGGCTCGCGTGGCCGTCACCGGTAGTCCGCTCCGTTCAGCTTGCCCAGCGCCGACCGGACCCGCTCCCGCTGCTTACCGGACCAGTGGAACCGGCGGCCCATCTGCAACGCCTCGAACAGGGTGGCCGCGATCGCGTCCAGCTCGCCGGCGGTCAGCGCCGGGTGGCCGGTGCCGGGCCAGTCTCGTTTCGGCTCGATCACCGCGACGACCTTCGATTCGGCCAGTATCCGCCGCGCCTCGGCGTCCGGGTCTCCGTATACCGCCCGCTGCTCGGCCAGGACAGCCCGGGCCCGGTCCTCATCCTCGGCGATCACAGCCCGGGACTGCCGATTGGTCAGACCCTCCATCGGCACGGTCACGGTGCGCTCCAAGGGTCCGCCTCAGATTCTGAGTGTGCAGCGGCGGACCGGATCCGGGTCGGCAGTACGAACGACGCCTGCACCGACGTCTTCCGTTCCGGCTTGCCGCCGGCGCCTTCCCGCTCGGTCTGGTCCAGCCGGCCCACCACGTACACCTCGTCACCCTTGTGCAGCGTCTCGGCCAGCGCGTCGGCCTGGTGGCCGAACAGCAGCACGTTGACGTAGGTGGTCCGCACCGCCTGCGCCCGGGTCGCCGGGTCGTACTCGGCATCGTTCACCGCCACCGACAACCTGAGCCACGGCGTGCCGTGCTGGCTGACCTTGTAATCCGGATCCCGGGTCAAGCCACCGGACAACTCGACGCGGTTCACGGCTGCGCCCCGGCCTGTTGCGCGGCCTCTTCTAGGGCGTAGACCTGATCGTTCAGCTCGTTCGCCTCGTCGTGCAGCTGGGAGGCTGCGAACCGGATACCGGCGACGAACGCCTGCTGAGCTGCCGCTGCCATCCGGGCATCCCCAGCAACGCCACCGGTATCCGGCCAGATCGTCGCTGGGTAGCGTGCCTCCAGCCGCTCGGCGTGGTAGCGCAGCATCTGCGACTCGAAAATCCGACGGGAACGTGGATCAGGCCACTGCATGCCGGGCACGTGCTCGGGTTCGCGGCGGGACTCCTGCCGCTCCGTAATCTTCTCAGCCTCGGTGCTCACGGCTGGTCCCAGCCTTCCGGCCGGTACACGTACGGCAGGCCGCGACCAACGCGCCGCCAGCCTGCCTTATGTGCAGTGTCGTCGAGGTAAGAGACCGTGGAGTAGCCCTGATAGTCGGCCAATCGATCCTCCAGCTCCATCCACTGCTGGTCGGTCAACTTGCCAGCGCCGAGGCCTAGGAACTCCTCGAACTCGGCCCGGCTCACCAGCGCCAGGTGATAGCCGTTGCGGTGCGCGGCCTCCGAGAGCACCACCTGCGCGGCCGGCCCGTGCTCGGCCGGGACCAGGCCCGGCAGGTTCGCATCGTCCAGGGCCAGCACCCCGTACCGGCGCACCAGCTCCATGCCGATCAGGACGCCCTGGGTCAGTCGGTCTAGGTCCGACGCCCCGAGGTATTCGCCGTGAAGCGTCACCGGCTGCGTCAACAGCAGGTCCAGCGCGGCATCCTCGGATCCGCCGTGGCTCTCTACCTCGATAGCGGCATTGAAAAATTGCTCGGTGGTGACTCTGCCCATTGTTCAACCTTCCCATCTGCCAGGATGTCCGTTCGGTTCACGGCTCAGTGTGACAGACCAACACCCGCCGGTCAATAGTTCAGTGCCCATCGAACAGGCCCCGCTGCAGGGGCTTGGCCAGCCGCTGCACAATCAACGGCAGATAGTCGGCCTCGCGTTCGATCAGGACACAGCGCATGCCCTCGAGCAGGCAGGCCTCGCCGGTGGTGCCGGAGCCGGCGAACGGGTCGAGCACCAGTCCTCCGGGCGGGGTGACGAGCCGGACCAGCCAACGGATCAGGTCAAGCGGCTTGACCGTCGGATGCGCAGTCCCGTCATCGCCCTTGGGCCGCTCGCTGCCCGGTGCCTTCGCCTCGTACCGGAACGTTGGAAAGAACCGAGACGCGCCGCCTTCGTCGTCGTACTCCGCATCGGTCGCGGTCATCCCGCAGCCAACACCAGATGCGGCACTGCGTAACGCGCCGATCCGCGGCCGACTCATGCCGGTCTGCCGGTCGAGTACCTCGGCTGTGGCCTCGTTTAGCACCACGTTCGTCGGCCAACGGCCACCAGACTGGCTTACCTGCCGACCAGTTCCTAACTGGTAGTTACCCGGTCCGAATGGATTCCCCCCGCTCGCGGATGCTTGGACCGGCTCACCGTTAGCCGCCACCCGGCAGCCGTCGATGTTGAGCGCCCCCGTGCCGTGCTGCAGCACGTTCGCCGCCACCGTCCCGGTAAGGGGCTTGCGGGCCACCACGATCGGCTCGAACGCGGGCTTGAGCGCGGTCCCCCAGCCCTGCCACGTTCGGCCGGCGTCCGTAGCTGGCGCGGTGATCATGGCCGTGCCGCCATCCGGATTGAGCTCGGTAGGGCGGTACCCCTGTTCGACCCGGCTCCGATTCCGCATCGACCCTGCCCCGAACGGTTGTCCCGCACCGACCACCACCCGCTCAGCTCCGGCCGCCTTGTCGATGGCCTTGGACACGTCGAGCGACTTCGGGAACCCTGAGCCGTACAGCCACGCGATCGACTCCCGCAGTTCGAAGCCCGCATCCTCCACCGCTACGGCCAGCCTGTGCCAAGTCCGGGAGCCGCCGAACGCCAGCATATGACCGCCGGGCTTGAGGACTCGCAGGCACTCAGTGGCCCACTGCTCGCACCACGCCTGAAATGCCAGCATCTGTCGGGGCGCGCCCTCATACATCGGGGTCTTCACCCACGTCCCGACGCAGGTTGGCGTGGCGTGCTTTTTGTCTATCGGGCTGCGGACCCCACAAGCGTCGCACTGCAAGGTCATCGGCTTCGAGCTGCCAAACGCGGGAACTTTAAAGCCCTTGAAAGAGCCGTCGCCGAAGCCGGCTCCATTCGTCTGCGCCCCTGCGCCAGCGCGTCCAGCTGTGCGAGCGTCACGTTCAGGGCCGAAACGGTCCCACTGTTTGCCCATGAACTCCAGCCCGTACGGAGGGTCGGTGACCACGGCGTCGATCGAGCAGTCCGGAAACAGCCGGTGCTCCTCGTAGCCCAGCTCGTAGTCGTAGCCCAGGTCGCGGCCGGCGCGCAGCAGATGCAGGTTGTCGCCGTGCCAGACGGTCACCCCGTCGACCTGGTGGGCCGGGCCGGTCACAGGCACTCACCGCGGTGCACCATGTGGCAGTTGCCGCACGGCTTCGATTCGGCCACCCGGCAATGCCCGTCGGCGTGCATCACCCTCATGCCGTCCGGCGCCCACTGCACCTCATCCCGGCCTGCCCGGATCCGGCCGTCGCAGTTCGGGCACTTCCCGTCGTACCTGGCCTGCCATGTCAACGGCTCATGACTGATCACGCCGACGGCCGTTCCGGGTACTCCTGCCGCCACACCTCGGGTGATAGGTGCGTCGGCCACCGCGCCGGGTCATCGCCCTTCCCAGGAAGGCCCAGTTGCCGGGCCAGCACGCTGCCGGTCTGCTTGAAGAAATACGGTACCCCGGCGGTCGCGCACTGCTCGGCCAGCTGGCCGGCCCAGCGAATGTCCATCGGCCGCGCACCGCTGCCGGACTCGCCACCGACCACTACCCAGTGCACCCCGCGGGTCGCCCACATCCACTCAGGCCGTAATACGAGCGGCCCCAACAGCGGCTCGGCGCTGACCCACCGCACCGCCAGCGGGGTGGCCAGCAGCTTATCGATCCGGTAAGCGGTGTCCTGGTGCTCGACCGACACCCCGCCCCACACGTTCGGCAGCGGCCACTCGAAGTCACCGCAGCCGGGCCGGATCGCCTCCCGCTGGTCGTCGACCATCGCCAGGAAGTCCCGGCTTCCCAGCAGCGAGCACATGCGGCCTGGCCGCTTGGTGAGGAACTGGTAGATGTGCTGGTCGGCCAGCTGCATCACCGCGAACGCCCGGGCGATGGTCTCGGTTGACACGTCCTTGTGGAACAGGTCGGACAGCGAGTTGACGAACACCATCGACGGCTGCCGCCAGGCCGGGTCATCGAGCGGCAGCATCATGAACCGGTCCGGCCGGGTCACCACCACATCGAACGGCTCCGGAAACGCCTCGGCCGGACCGGAGCCTTGCGCGCCCATCAGCGGCATCCGGCGAGTTCGCCGGCCAGGATCGCGGCCACGAACAGCACCACCGTCAGCACTTGGCGCATGTCAGCCCCCCAGCGGGTTGTCGATCGATTGGGCCTGCCGCAGCCGCTCCTTCAGCGCGTTCAGCAGCAGGTCCAGGTGTCCATCCTTGAGCTGGTCCCAGTCGATGATCGCCGTCTTCTCGTCGAACGCCTTGGAGAGGTGCAGCCGGCTGGTGAGGTAGGTGCCGATCGCCCGGTCGGCCTGCTCCTGATCCAGGCCGAGCGCTTCCCGTAGCCGCTCGTTGGTCGCCGCAACCTCCTGCAGCAGCTCCTCCCTAGTGCGGCGTCCGGCGCCGGCCGGCTGCCCCGACTTGACCGCCTCCAGGAACTCCCGGTTCTGGCTGATCTGCTGCATCTCCTCCAGCGAGGCGATCCCGGAGCCGGGCAGCACCCCGAACCCCCACGCCCCGAGCGCCCGGCCCAGCGCGCTGGTCTCCACCTTCTCCGGTGGGTTCGTGCCGGCCGCGTTCTGCCCACCCTGCCCGAACCCGGGGACCCATGCGGTGCCGGTCCGCTGCCCGAGCAGCCGCTCAGCCGCGAAGGTGATCACCCCATCGGAATCCTGATTGAGACTGTCCGTCTCGGTGATCTGCGACATCCGCTCGTAGATCTCCACCGACACCCGGTAGACCAGGCGAGCGCCGAACTCCAGGTACCCCGGCGGGGCCACGGTCGGCTCCGGGACGTAGTCCACCCGCCAGCCGTTGATCTCCTGCGCCGCGACCAGCATCGCCTGCCGGCCGGCGACGGACATGTACAGGGTCCACACGTCGATCCGCTCGTCCACCATCACCCCAGGCTTGCTGGGATGCGCAACCTTGATCTTCTCGGTGGACGGCAACGCCTGCACGTAGTCGAAGAAATCGCCGGTGTCCACCCCCCACGCCCGGGGCAGGGTGGCCAGCAGCGCCTTCACCTGCTCCACGGTCGGCGGCTTGCCGCGGAACTTCCACGCCGTCAGGATCTGCTCGCCATGCTCGGCCTCGGTTTCGGCCGGTGGTTGGTCGGGTGTTTCGGTCATGCCAGGATCGTCCTCTCACTGCCAGGGATTTCGGTACGTGTGCTAGCGGCCGGGCAGTTGCCGGCCCTTCCGCTTGATCGAAGCGATGATCGCGTAGACCCGCTGCTTGGTCAGGCACAGATCTGCCTGGATTTCCAGCGGTGTCCGCTTCCGGTACAGCAGATCCAGCACCTGCCGCTCCCGCGCCGTCAGGCCGGTATCGTCCCGGCCCAGCGCGTACCCGGCCTGGACGTGCCCACCGCGGTTATGTGGCTTGCTCATCACTCGCTCCTGACCCAGTCGATGAACTCGTCCGTCTCGGCATCCTCGGCAGCGACCCGCATAGCCCGCCGAGCAAGGAGCCACAGCACCAGCCCCGTCATCCGCCCGCAGCCGGGTAGGCCGGGCCGTACACCGCACGCCAGAACACGTGCCGGTTCACCTTGTCGGACCGGACCTCGCCGATGTTGACATGCTCGGCCAGCCGCGCCGCGATCACCGACACGTCATCCACCAGTGCCAGGTCCAGCCCCTCGGCCAGCACCAGCCGCTCGATGTAGGCCTCCACCTCGCACGCACCGCAGTGCGCAGCGCGGGTCACCGGGTCAACTCCTGGATGCGGAAGTCGGCACGCCGGCCGAGGGCGCTAAGCGCTACCTCAGTGACGCCGGCTTTCCGCAGCTTCCGAGCCTCGTTCAGGCTGATCCGCTTCTTCCACGGATAGCGCCGCCAGCCGATACCGGGTCGGAAGGTTTCGGCGATGATCGGATGGGTACGCCAGTGGTCGCACTCCGGGCCGAAGTACCCGAGCGCGACGGCGGGCACGCTGGCCTGGTGGCTCATGACCGGTCCAGGAAGTACGGGTCGAGGTCATTGATGACGCCGCAGCCGGGGCAGGCGAACTCGTCGTCATGGATCTCGACGTCGCCGGTCCAGTCGCAGTAGCGGCAGTCCACGTTGGCCGACACCGCAGCGGCGTGCGCCCGGGCGCGGTCCCAGGCCATCACAGTTTCCCGGTGGTCTTGCGCGGGTGGACGCCTGCCTGGGACTGGGACCGCTCGATCCCGGCCTGCCCGCAGCACACGACCGCGCAGACGAACAAGCCCAGCCACACCACCAGGCCGAGCACGATCAGCAACATGAGGGTTTCCTTCCGCCAGGGATTCGGTGCTGCCGCCAATCATGCCCCAACCCAGCGGGTAAGTCAATAGTTCGTGCCCGTGGCCTGTGCGGAGTTGCAACGGACTGGCGCCTCTCGATGGTCGGCACGGGCAACACCGGCCACCTGTTCAGCCAAACCGCACAGACCTAGCGGGTCCGGGCCGCCGCAGCCGCTCACATAGCGGCAGGCTCAGTAACCCGAGCCGGCAGAACCCCCGGAGCCACCAGCCGAATCGTAGCCCACCGGCCGCTCACGGCAGCTCAACCACCGTCTCGCACTCGGTGCAGAGGCCTATCGTCACGGGGCCGGTTGCCGCATCGATGACAACGGTCCTCTCAAGCCACTCCGCACCGCACTGCGGGCACTGGACATGCGGAGGCGGCTCAGCGGCCGGGAACTCGATCACCCGGGCGGACGGCTCCGACTCCTCGCTCATCGCCGATGCCGGACGGTCGTGACCACGGTCAGCTGGCCGGCCACGGTCGAATCGAACGTCGTGTCCACCTCGGTCCCGGCGAACGCCACCCTAGCCCGGTCCTCCCAGCCGTCGCTGCGGTCATCCGGGTCAAACCCCGCCGCCGCGAGCAGCTGCCGCAGATTCTGCTCCACCGCCTCAGCCGCACGGTCAGCGAGCTGCCGGAATTCATGCCGAATCCAAGCGACGTAATCAGTGCTTGGATCACCACACCCGATCAAAGACATAGCTGTCCGACCCCTCCCCAAGGACCCACAGCACCCAAAACCGTGTGAGGGTATGCCGAGTGACACCCTCGGCTGGGCGCTGCTGACCATGCGTGTCACCCGCCAGCTGTACGAACTGGTAGGGCAGGCGGGCGTGCGCCTGGTGTTCCGCCGCAGGCTGGTCCGGTCCCGGCCGGGACACGCGGGGGCTCTGCTGTAACCCGCAGGCCGGGAATGTCGAGGCCCGGTGCCCCACTGAGGTGGGCACCGGGCCTCGGAACCGAACACCCCCTGGCAGAGGTGGCTCGACAACCGCGCATAGCGCCGGAGTGGTTGGAGCAAGCTGATCATATCGGCTCGCAAACCCTCTTGGCTATATGCAGTTGACTTTCCACCTCTGCCAGGAAGTCAGTTCGGTCTCTCGACCTGCTGGGACGGTACCTCACTCGGGGGTTACAGGTCTAGCTATCGGACAACACCGGCCGGTTGTTGTGCAATCTCGCCAACGGAATGTCGACGGTGTTGTGTAGTTGTGCCATATCCCCGGCGAGCATGGCCTCGGAAATGCCGAAAGCCGCCCCG